TACCCTTTTCCGTTCTTTTGGGCTTGCGCCATGTACGGTACAACACGCGCCATATTTTCTATTATTGACGGTTTCGTGGCGCTCAATAAATCGGCGTCACCTATCGCCCGACCTACCAGGACACGCGCTACCAGGGTTTTACCATCCGCGTTCATCTTCCCTTTTTTGTCGAAATACTGGTTTGCGTTTCGTTGGTCGATCAATCCCACGTTTCGCAATTCATCGATGAACGGTTTCGCCCTATTCGTAACCAGGAACGCGTTTAGCGTTTCGTCGGGTTGCATCGTATCGCCCAAAGCCTCAACCGCTTGATCCGTCAATTTCCGGCCCATGGCCACTTGCATAGTTCTCGGATCCATTGACTGGGTAAACGATTCGTTCATTTGCCGTACGAGTAGCTGCTTGTCTTCCTTGGTCTGCCCGCCCTCGTCAATCACCCTTACCAGTATTGGGTTTTTGAACTGTTTCACGTCTTCCGTCGAGAACCCCGCTTCGTGGGCATGACTGTTTAAATATTCACGTAACTGCGTGGCCTTCTCGGGATGCCTAGCGTAGGCCAATTGCATTGACATCGTTCGGGAGTTTCCACCGAGCACTACCCCGTCCTTGCCCATGATAGGCGGACCATTCACGGCGTCGGGATTCGTATTGATCACAAACTCCGGCGATAGCTTTTGAGCGTTACGCATGACCTTGGCTTGCTCGGATTTGTCGCGATGGTAGGCGCGCTCCTGGACGCCCTCGGGATAGTCTTTACGCTGACTGAACGACCGTGGATCGTGGCTCGCGATCACGTCGTCGGATTCCATCAATTTGTATCGCGCCGTAAGGCCCTTGGCCTGTCCTCCCTCGCCCGCGACGTAAACCGTGGTGGAACTACCCATGTCTTTTGGCTCGCTTGTGGTGGCCACGCTGGGCACTTGGAGCATGATCTCTTTGGCCGGTTCCACCGCCTTGTCTGCGAGGCCTGGGAACGCCTTCGCGATTAGCAAAAGCTTTTGGATCGCCGTGCTCGAAAGAGCGGTCGCCAGAGTTTGCGCCGCGTCCTCGGCCGTGCCGCTTCCCCTCGCTTGCTCGAGCAACGCGCTAAGCTTCGCGATCTCCTTTTCGGCCTTCGTCGCAACCTCGGCGATGGGGTCTTTTTTGGCCGTTTCTTTGGCCGCTTCTTTAGGCTTTTCCTTCGCCCTCTTCTTTCCCTTCACCGGTTTTCTAACAGGTTTCTTTTCCGGCTCCGGTTCGGGCGCTCGTATCTCCCGGCTGATCTCCGTTACCGCTGCGACATGGCCGAGCTTTACAATCTTCCCCCCGGCGAGATTTTCCGCCGCTCTAATCGTGGTGCGGTAATCCTGGTTTCGCTTGGTTATCACGTCGCCGATGACCGCCGCCCTGGCTTCCGGCTCCCACCCTTTTCGCTCGAGCGAGGCCCCGATGACCTGTTTTGCCCTAAACGGATTCACCCCGGCACGAGCAAAAGATTTCTGCAACTTCTCGTAAACGTCCGGCACGCGCTTTTTCAGATCGGCAAGGCGCGCCTTATCCGTAGCCCCCTTTAACTCCCCCAGCATTTCCTTGGGTACGTGCTGCAACACCGCGTTGACAGACTGCATCGCCCGTTTTTCGGCCCACTTGTAATAGGCCTGGCCATAGAATTCTGAAACGAACGTGGCCCATTGGTGGCCCTTCACCGCCAGGGTTTGATCCCGCGAGCGCAAGTGCACGGTGCCGTTCGGATCTACTTTTTCGACTTGGATTAGGTCACCGCCTAATCGAATTGTTTCCCCGGCCTGTACGTCTCGAGCTATGGCGGATTCGGCGTAAAAATATCGATATCGCCTTTTCCCGTTCTTGTCCGTATAGGGCACTCGGCGAATGTATTTTCCGCCGACCTTGCCAGCTTTCAAAAGACGATCCTCGACTGGGAGAACAAACCGAACGTCCGCCTTGCCCATTTCGCCCTTCTTCGGGCTCGTGTTGGCTATCCATCGTTTGAAATGGTCTAAATCCATTTCTTGGATAGACAATATGAATTCATCGGGATTGTCGTAATGATTCCGATAAGCTAGCTCGGCCTCCCTACCGTTGGAAAAGCCCATCATGCACTTGGATTCGTCATATGTTCCCGTGTTTCGATTTCTTTGCTCAATCACGTAGACATTTTCCGCGCTCGGATCCGGCCCTATGAACACGTCTATTTCATCGCCGTCCATCCCCTGCGTCCCCTCGATAAATCCGTAGGCAATTTTGAAACGTGTTTCCCCGGTTTCCCCCTCGGGAGTCCTCCACGTCCGGGTCGAGCCTACCGGCTGTTCGATTGCAATCGGGAAACCCTGGAAAGCTATCTTGCGGTTATTCTGGATTGCTTTCTGCAAATTCTCTTCTGACCGTAACGCTTTCGTAACGGCCTTTTCGTCTTCGTAATGCTTCCCACCTTTTCCCCCTGGTACGAGATCCCCCTCTTCATCGTACCCCCAACCCTTCGGCACGTGTACAATTGTGCACTGGCAATTTGGATGGATTGTCCCTACACATGAAAGCCAGTCTATCGCCTTTTTCCCAAAATTCGTTCCGTTGTTTTCAAGTGTCGATAGTCTGAAAATCCTTGGATGCCCATCAGGACCAACATTAAGACGTAGGCAATGAGGGCACGCTCCAGGTTGGACTAGCTTTGACACGTACGCTTCGCCCCCGTGCTCTTTTCTGATACCGTCCGCTACGCCCTCCTGCATCGCCGTTTGTTTTTCGGTTACGGCTATCCTATCCCAGTCTCGAGCCCAATCTTTTGTTTTCCAACCCAAATCAGATTTTAATTGCTTCACGGTTTCGCGCTTCACGATATTTTCAGCGGTCGCCGTCCGAATATCTGTTTCAAGGCGTGCGCGCAATTTCGAATCCGCTTCGATTAAATCGCTGCCTACCGTGGCCCCCACCTTGTTTCCCAGTCCCTGGCAAAACTGGCCCGCGTGCAACGTGGCCATCTGTATCGCTTGCTTTTCCGCAATTGTTAACGGTACCGGATTCTTTTTTACGTAGGCTTTGAATTGCGAATAGGACATATCCGCGACTTGCTTAGTCTCGAGCATGGACAAAATTTGTCCGTACAAATACGCGTCCTGGATAGAGTTTACTTGGGGATTGATTAATCCCTTTTCCTTTAGCCTCTTAACGATCTCTTCTGGTAATGCTTTGTCTCCCACCGCGTTAATAATGAACGCGTCGTGGTAGTCTTTTATGATTTCTTTTATCTCGAACAACTGTGCGGCGGTAAACAACATTTTATCACCCCTAAATACCAGAATCGGCTAGTTTGTACCGTTGTAATATCTCTTTTTTATCCAATACGCCCTTGGATAATCCCCAATAAGATTTTGGTTCTAAAAACTCTACTTGTACTTGAGTAGGTAATACGCGTATCACCCTAATGTATCTCCAACCATCCATAGCCGTAACGTCAAAATAAATCTGTCCTGGTTTGATTACGTCTTGGGAAATCATACGCTACGGTCCATTACTTTACCGATAGCCTCTAACATTCTATCGATGTGATCTCGGTAAATCCCGCTTGTCTGCTTATGCAAATCGTGGAGCACTGCGTAACGCAACGTGACTTGTTTGTCTGGGATGGCTTTACGTAATAGCTCAGCCGTTTCCGGTGCCACGCTTCGAAACAACGTTTCCAATTCGGATAATATCTCGATAGACTTTTCAGATAGCTCCCGTTCGGTTGCTTTCAATTCTAAACGCATGTATCCCCCTGGCTACGCCGTATCACCCCACGCGCAAAAAATCCCCTCCAAATCTTCCGTAACTGGCGCTGCGATATTCACCGCTGAAATATCGGCCTCGAGAAACAGCTTTGCGTAATCGGAAGAAGTAGCGCCAGACCTTCGCATTTGTATTGTTTCCGCTCCCCCGTTCAGCGTCACCACGGCGTCCTTGTTCACCTTGATAAAAATTCCCTTGACCGCGTCAATATCCCCAAGGGAAATGTCTTCGTCGGTATTCATGAGAATTTTGAATTTACCGGAAGTTTGCCGGTAATACGCGTCTATGATCACTTCCGATAACGCGTCGTCGGGCGCGAATAAAAAGTTTTTGAAATCCGCGTCGTCGGCGATGCGCACGTTTACTTTGTGTTTGATTCTCATCTTATAACTCCACTACCCAACTGCGCGTCAGGCTGTTTTGCATTTCCTCGTCTTCGTCGTTTTCCTCGTACTGGGATAAGAGCGTTTTAAAATCAACTTGCTTTCCGTTTGGTCCGCCCTCTTCACCTTGATCCCCCTCTTCGGGTTGCTCGCCGTCCTGCTGCTCTTCCCCGAAACCGCCTTCTTCCCCCTCTTCGCCCATTCCGCCTTGTGCCGCCATATGCTTTTGCATCCAAACGGGGTCAAGAATGATCTCGCCTTGCCCGTCCGGTAGTGCCGGTAAATCTTCCCCGGCTCTAACCTCGTCAACAGTTTTGTAAGACTTGACTTGTTTGGTCGCCAAGTCGGCTGTTTCAGATCGAGTAGTGGAATCAAGGCCTACAAATTGGAATTCAAAATCTTCGTTGATAGGCCAAATAATATGTTTGTTCATTAACCGCGTAAAGAACGACATTAGCGGCCGCAAACCGCGCTCTTTACTTTCTGTGATTTTTTCTTTGTTACTCGCTTCTACCAAAGAGGCTTTTTGCCCGCTGTTACCGTATTGGAAATTGACTTCAACAGGATCAATTGTAAAGCATGAGCACGTCACTTTGATCAAGAAATCCATCCACGCTGAGAACTCCATATCACGCGCTGACTGCTGCATGTTAATCCATTGCAGATCCTCGCTATTCGTTATGGGCGTACGCCATGAATTGGCTACAGAACTAATTTGGCTATACCACTGCCTACGGAATTGTTGCAATTGCCGTTCCGGTATTGTCCCTTTGAAATTTAGAATACCTTTCGCCGCGCTGCCCTGGGTGAAAAAGTTTTGATTATACTGAAACGAATACAACAGGCTCGTGATAATTGGTATTAGCATTTCCAATTCACTCACGCCGTATCCGAACAAACGCAAATCAGTACGTGGATTCCGTACACCAAAACAAAGCTCGTCCTGGGTATACTCGGAAATGATCATCCCGTCGTAAATCTGGACGTAACGAATTTCCTTTTTCAAATCTTCGTTCATGTGCGTGGTCGCGGTATCAGCTAGCCGAATCGTGGAGGCATCCACCGCGTACCATTCGGCGGGTTTCCCTTTTTTATTGGGGACAATTTCGAAAGTCATTTGGTCGAGTATCAAGGAATCATACATCACCTTGCGCACGAAATCTTCGAACCCGTCGCGCCCTCGGATATTATCAGTCACGCCCGTACGCATCAAAATGGATTCCATATCCGTAATCCATTTCATCTCGACCTTGGTCGGTTCCTTTTCCATATCCCGTAGGGCCAAACGGAACCCCATTTTATAGGGATCGTGTTCTGGCGTGCAAAACGCTGCCATTTGATTTAGGCGCGTTTGCACGATAGCCTGGACGATAGGCATTTTCCAAACCATTGCGCGCAACGTGCCGTACGTGATCATGCTGGGCCTATCTTTATAACCCAGTTGCTCAATAATAGCGTAGGGATCAAAAAATAGCGACTTAGGATCATCGGTTGCCTTATCCACGGGCACGGCACCCTCACCGAGACCTTTCCCCTCGCGTTCGGGCTTGTCCTCTTTGTCCGCCTTCATTAGGCCATCGCTCGCGTATTCTGTGAGAACTTCCCCGAACGCGCCCAACGCCGTACGCCCTAGCCTACCGATACTATCTCGTATGCCCATGGTAACCCCTTATATGTTTCCGAGTACTATTCGCCCTCGACGTATACCACGCCTAGATCCGTCGTACCTTCCCCACAATGCGGGCACGCCGTCAAGGCCTTGGACATCCTATCGCCACAAACCGCGCATCGTTTCATGTGCATGATCCCAATGTGCGGCGACATCCTTGGCGCTCCCCCGTGGTAAAACGCTTCCGATTTGGCCAATTCGGCCGTGAATTCATCGGACGCGCTGGAATACGTGACGCGGGATTCGCTCCCCTGGTTCCAATCTCGAGACTTGGCCATCGCCTCGGGCTCCACTTCCACGCGTGGGGCTCCCGACACGCTCACGCGTTCGTCTTCTTCCCCCTTTTTGAGGCGAGATACCAACTGTGCGTGCTC